ATGCGAGAGGGGTGGCGGAGCTAGACACCCCCCTCCCCCCTTTAACAATCACGCTCCCATCTCAAACTCTTTGATCTTCCTGCCAGTCAGCAGGAGCTTCAATTTTCCTGTACATACCATTAACATTCTCTCGAACAATCTCATCAATCGCAGCTTCGATCGCTAAGTCTTGATCAAGATCCGAAAGTTCATTTGATGTAATGGTTAGGCGTGCCAGGTATCCGGTCGTGAAGTAACCAGAACTTTCATCGAACTCCATCCATTCATCGAAGTGAGTGAATGGATTGTATGGGTTGTCTATTGTTGTTAGCATGTGTAGTGCCATCACGATCATCCTCCTGCGATCGTGGTCTTCAACGTGGTCAGAGACACACCCAGTGCATCAGCAATCTCAGACTGGGTGTAGCCAGCGGCCAGCATTGACTGGGCACGGGCAGTCTTAGCACTAGTCATCAAGACCTTGGTGCGTGGCGTTGCCAGTTCCTTTACCCTATCAAGATCAGCATTACTTAAGATCTGAGTAAGAGTATTGTTGCTAATTGCTCCAGCCTGGATGGCTGCCCATTCCTTGGGGGTGATCTCAATTCTCTGCTTGCCGGCGCCTGTTCGGGCGCGGGCTTCGGCAAGAGCTTGACCTTGAATCTTCTTGAGATCAGATGCTTCCATGTTCGGATTAGCATCCCTCTTGGCCTGGACTATGGCGTTTGCTAACAGCTGGGCGTGGCGTTCAAGAGGGCGGTTTCTCTGGGCAATGTTTAGTTTAGACCGGAGGGTAGAAACTTCATTCTCGTAGACCTTCTTTGCGGTAGGGCTGTATGCTGTGGTGCGTGTGTTAACCAGAGCCTTTCGTGCCTGGTTAGCCAGCTTCTTTAGTCTGTTGCTATGGTCTGCGTATACCTTCTCGATCGGTGTGCCCGATGACAAGGTGTGTGCATTGGTGGTCTCAGCAAGCTTTCTAGATTCAAACGTCTTCTTTACCACGTTGCCTTTACGGTTGGTGTATGTCTCGCCTGTTGGTACATACACCTTTTTACCAGTGGCCTTATCAATAGCGCCACCTTCTGCTGCAGGACGAGGCTTTCTTTCCTCAACTCTAATCTCAGACGTGGCTCTTGAGATGAGAGTCGAAGCTCCTGCTCTTGATCCGCCCTGATACTTGGCTTTAAGTTGAGCAACCCCATTGTCTACTGCTGATTGTTTGTAATTCAGTTTGTGTTTCTCAGCGTCAATCACAACCATCGAATGTCTCACAGCTCTGGCAAGCTCTTGTGTGGTGGCACCACGAATGGTCATGTCCGTAATCAGGTTCGACACCTGACCCATCTCAATGGCTTTGGTTCGAGGCGTCATAACTTTCATACCCTCATATGATGGGTATGAGCGTTGTGGATCGAACCCCTTCAATCCTTCTAGTGCAGGCGATGTCTTGATTGAGCGCTTGTTATTGGGTATGACAAGTACTGTGTCGCCATCGAAGTCGGCACCAGACAGTCTTTCTGCTACTTTCGAGTTAATACCAACAGCGTCCAGTGCCTGGCCAAGAGCACGCTTAGCTTTGGGATGGCGATTGTTTACCGTCAATTCCGGAATCTCAAAGATGCCGCCATGAGGATAGCGAACCAGAGCTACCTTTTCGCCATGTCTGAAGTTCGGTGCATAGATTTCTTTCTCAGACAGGCTGTTGATTGGAAGGATGACATTCGACCTTTGTCGAGGCAAAGCTGCTGCCTTTAGGTGGACGGCCGCAGAATCAACACCATCAGAGAAAGATTCAAGAAGCTTCTTTCGAACAGCCGGATTCGTGAGTTCCATAATGTCATCAAACTCACGCTGTTTTCTTTCATACGTCATTTCAAGCTGCTGCTTGGCCAAGTTTGGACTTTGTTTGGAGAGCATCTGGGATGACAGATTCTTAGACCATCTATCCCAGTCGCCTTCTTCATTTACAATATTCATGGCAGACTTGACTTTGCCCGTTTTAGCATCGATCTTCTGACGAACAACAGCTCCAAATGGATTGTCAGGATCGTCTTTCATTGCCTTCATGGCGTCAAGCTTGTTACCACTGTCTTTCTTGTTTGTGTTGAACACGAGATCGACACCGTCAGGAAGGTCGTCTCTGTACATAGCCATACCCTTGAGATAATGGGTACCGTCCACTGCTATTCGAACTTGGGCGTACCTAGCACCGCCTAGCGACACATCATCCACGCCAGGGCGGACAAATATGACACCGTCAGAATCAGCGCCACCTTGTTCTTCATAGCGAATATCAACCCTTTTACTGCTGACAGATAGAGGTGTTTGGACTCCAAGATAAGAGCGTCCACCATCTTCCGAAAAGGTTTGAATTTGTTTAATTTGATCACGATTCTTAGACACTTCCGTGTAGGGTACGTCCGGCGCCGATAGAACTTTGATCGTTGTTTGTTTTCCTGTGCCCAACTGTGTTACTTTGAGATAGTGAATTTTGTAGCCTTCTTCTTGAAGAACAGCTACGGCAGTGGCCAACTTTGTTTGACTGATCCCCAACTGGTTCTCAACGCCAGTCCCGATGTCGATATATTTCTTGTTGGTGACCTGATCTCTCAGCATGTTCGAAGTGCTTGTGAGAATATCCGCTTTGTCTTTGATTCCGGGAGCAAGAAGAGCTCTAACCGAAGATTCGGGAAGCCCCATTCGTTCTGCAATGGCTACGTTCGACATACCCTTGTCTTTTAGACGAGTAGCCATGTTGATGTTTGCCTGGCGTTCTTCATTTCGAGCAATGGATTTTGCGGCACGAAGTTGTCGAGTATTGATCCCCATGTACTCGGCGATCTGTGCTTCTGAAATTCCTTCTTTCTGCATCTTGGCCACGTAATCCAAGAAAGCTTTGTTGCTTGCGTTTTCCGGTCCACCAGAACCCCATGGATAGCGACCTGATCTACGGAGAATGCCGTAGTGAGCGAGATACTCTTCTTCGGGAATGGTCGTCATCCGTAAACCTCCATCCTGAGCTCCTCGATGCGACGGTCAAACACAACAATTCTGTCCATGATCTGTGTGATAACCAAAGGATCGCCTTCGTAAATTCTGATGTCATCATTCTGATAGATGCGAAGTTCAATCTCAATCTCAATAGGCTTCACGCCATATTCAAGACAGAACAACGCAGCATATATTTCAAGCTGTGTTACTTTGGCAGAACTTAGACCGGTTTTCAAGTCATGGATTCTGAGTTTACTCTTTCTGAATCCGATGGCGTCTGTCTGGCCATAACAGTTCTTTGAGTAGAACAACATCTGCTCTGGTACGAGACGGAAGCCGATAGCGTCATTCACATACGAATTCAGCGTCTCTGTCGTGTCGGGAAGTTTTACACCGAGTCGAATCATTCTTTGAGCAAGGTCGTGAAGTTCGGTGCCGCGTTGTGCGGCAAACGACGCAATGATCCGTGCATCCAACTTGTGGTCGTCGTAGTTAACCCAACTGTAAGTGCTTGGGCTGAGAAGAGCGTGACTACCGACCAGATTCGAATGCGTGTTGAAGCGCACGTAGCACCTCGTTTTCATTTTCGGGATAAACGAAGTCCGCGAAACTCCCCATGTCATTCACCAAATCAACATAATACTCTTGGTTCGGTTGAGGATTACGAGCTTCCCTTTCGTTGCGTTTTACTTCCAACACCGCATACCGAGAACCGTATAGAACTGTAAGGTCGGGAATTCCCTGAAGATATTGTTCGTCATTCTTGAGGACGAGACAGCCAGGAAATAGCTCTTCGATTCTTTTGATCAGGTATGACTGATAATCGTTCTCTCGCTTGTTCACATGTCTCCTCCAAAAAACTAAGCAGATGTGAGGGGCTTATTCTCCCCCCTTCTATTATAATCCACGTTTTTTCTGCGAGGTTTTAGGTACTTTTATTCAGCCCATTCAAAAGATTGCATTGTGGGAAAGACGTAGGTGCAGTTAGCAACAGACATCGCTATGTCATTGAAAAGTAGACCACGCGACATCACCAACGCCCACGCATCCTCAAAAACTTCCTTGGTATCTTTATCTCGAACAGGCCGAAGTCTATGATGCGACCAGTTAAACTGTCTTGTGTATTTAATAGCGAACCATCTTGGTCTCCAATCTAGATTGATAGCTTGACAGTTTGCAAGATCGGAATCCAGATTGATAGGTGTGGTGAAATGGGGTTGTGGCCATTTTGGCACGAACGTCTCTGCGATCAGTTTAGATAGCGATCGTTTGACTTGTATACGTTCCCGAACGAGACAAACATATACATGGCCTGTTTTTGCTCGAACGATCGAAAGCTCCCGCATTCGCTTGTCGTTGCGGACCTTGCCCAGATTACTAGCCGAGTAGCCGGGATAGTCTTGCAGAGGGCTCCATTCCTCCATCTTTCCTCCGTTTTTCTCGCAAGGACAAATCCAAGATTTTTCGCAAAAAAAACTTTTTATTTCGTTTTTCATTAGGTACTTTATCTATTACGCGCGTAGTATAAAAGTACCTAATGAAAATGCAATAAAAAGTTTTTTTTTCACAAAAATCTTGGATTTGTCCTTGCCCCGTATAATGCCTGGTCAGAGTACGTTTTTCACCTCAAAATCTGCCAACAAAATCTTGGCAAAAATGTTGGAAAACGTCAAAAGCCTGAAATGTCCGATTCGTTGAAGTCTCTTTTTGCGTCGCTAGCCCTCTTAATTACCAAGTCTATCCACGCCGTAGACATCGGAATGTAGTAAAACAAGTCGACGTAAAGAGTATTTAGGCGGTCAACCCTACCTTTCGACTGTTCTAAACGTTTGTAAGAGTATGTCTGACTCCAGAAGAATGTCGCATTTGTCGTAATACATTCCCATCCCTCAGCCCCCGCGGTGTACTGCACAAGGTACACCCAAGAGTCAGAATCAGGTACTTCTTGGTGCTTATGTCCGTTCCATTCCGCAATTTCCACCCCCTCAAGACCCCTCAAAACCGCCAACTCGCAGTCAAAGTTGTAGAAAACTATGACCCGGGAGTGTTTTTCCAAGACCTTTTTCAGGGCCTCGAGACGACTAGGATCGGTCCCTACAATCTTCCGCATCACCATATACAGCTCTGCGGACTGTCGAATAGGCTTGTTTGTGTACGGATTCCACCTATATTTCATCGCTTTCTTCATCAAATCCCGGTCATGTTCTACAGGGATTTTGACGGTATGTCGTTTTGTATGTCGCTCATACGGCATATCTACTAAAATTTTGTTGCGAAGTCGAACCAAGCTCCCGACTTCAACATACCTGTCAATTGCGGGAAATTTCGTATAGGACTTGTAGATGACATGTCTGGCTTTGAACTCTGTTCGATTCTTGTAAAAACCGTTAGCGATGAAGATGGGAATATAGTCAAGCCATGTATCTCCTGGCGTCGCAGAGAGAACCAGCCAGGCGTTGGACTTGGCAATCCTAAGAAAACTTTTGACCCATCCCCCTGAACCCACCAGCCGTTGTTCGTCGAAGATGAAGAACGCATTCTTTACCTCCCGATACTTGTGAATATTATTCCATGAGTCAATCCTTAAGACACCAGCAGTTGTCGGGCCAGTGCTGATGCCGTACCGGGAGAACTCTCGGTTCCAGTCGAGACTGTCTCGCTTTTTCGCAGTAGTGATCACGTAGACAGGCCGTTTTGCCTGATAACGGATGTAGTATGCAACTGCGACCATTGATTTCCCCGAACCAACACCTCCGCACAGGATCGACCCGTTCTTGAGCTTCTGCAGAGCTTCCTTCTGATGCGGGCGAAGTTCCATCCATCATTCCTCCCTAAGTTAAACATAGTCCAGGTAAAGACAGGAGCCCCCGAAGGGACCCCTGTCGCTCAACCGTCTCGCTCTCTGTCCAGAGCCTTCTTGGCCTCCTCTGTGGCCTTGTTCGCTGCAGCAATCTCCTCCGCCGCGGCCTTCCTCTCGGCTTCTTGCATCTGCTCGAGGTATTTGTCAGCCTCAAAATCGTCTTTGGGCATTGTTTTCCTCTGGATGTAAAGCATTAGACGCAGGCCTAACCCCTTACCTGCTCGACGGATCCCTATCGGATGACTGTGCCCTGGGGTTGCACAATCCCATCCAGTCCGTCTTCCCACACTTTACCGCTAGGCTCGACGCATGAACTTCAGACGAGACAGAGCAACCACAATCCCATCTCGTTCGGCGACGTCCGTGAAGCGAATGCTGGCCAGATTTTCGGCACTGTCTATGCTCTCAACCTCGGCGTAACGGTCTTCGAACAGAACGGTGTCGCCGACCTTCAGTCTGAAATTCTCGGCCGGACCTGTATTCTTGGCCAAGTGCTCGGACTCGTAAGTCACAGCGTTGAAGTTCTCGTCGAGAGGATTGGTGGAAACCGGTCTGAGAAATTCGCATTCCTCCCAAGAGAACGTGTTCGCAAACACATCATCCTGGAACACGTGGAGCTCGTCGCCCAACACGACAATCCAGTCGTCCTCACGCACACCCACCTTCACCGTACCGACCGGAGCATCAACGGAGACACGTTCCGCATTCAGCAGGAAGTACGGACTACCGTGCCTGTCGCGGAACAACTCTGCCTCGAACTCGAGCGAGAGCTTCCCGATGTTCTGCATGGTGACCTGGACGGCTTCCGTGTGGATGTCCTTCGGCGCGTAACTGACCCGAATGGGGTTCAGATGCGAAAGATCGACGGATTCGGCATTGAAAGCCTTCATGGAATGCTCTTCTTTCGTTAATTTGCCTTCGGGCAGTTGTGAGTTCCCGTGTAGAAAGCTCCACACTCGTCGCAGTGCTTCCATCTCTGGGGTGGCTGCGGGGGTGGGGGCGGAGGAGGTGGCTTGGCCATCAGATCTCGGCCTCCCTCTCCATGAGCTCCCTCTCCTTAAGGATCTCACGGTCGACGGCGTCCTGCTTGACCGACTCGTAAATGCCGTCCGTGGCGTCTCCCGAACCGTTTCGGTACACCTTCGGGCGCTTCTTCTCGAATGAGGCGTGGAACTGCGCCGGCTTGTACACGCGGAAACTGCCGTTCAGCTCCACCACGTAGCACCCAAGGGTGGCAACGTACTTACTACCCTCCCGGTCGCTGCGGTTGAGCTTGATGCAGGGCAGCAGCATCTCAGTCCCCATCACCTTGGTGGGGATCGTCTCGACGTCTCCGCCACACCGCAGCGCAATCTCGGCGATGTTCTCCAGGGTGACCTGGGCCGCGGTGACAACGAAGGTCTTGCGATTGTATTCCTCGAACGACATTATTCCTCTTTCGATTGTTTTCGGATTAGAAGTTGTCGACGCTGAACCAATGAGCTCTGATATGAGTTGAGACGGCGACACGATCTGAGTTTGGGGTCTTCGAGAACATGTACAACCTACTTGGGTCGTACGCCATTTCCAGAATGATGCTCCAGTCGTCCATTCCGGTGAGACCGGCGTGAATGATCTTGTAGTTGTGATCGTCTGGTGGAGACTTGAGAAACAAAATCTCGTCGAAAACGTAGTTTTTACACTTTCGAACGAGTTCGTCGATGATCTCTTGCTTATACGGCATCATTGTCCTTATCGATAGACGTTGAATGTACCGTTCGACTTACAAACAATCGTATTCCCTGGCATTGCTCTCTTAACCTCGCCTTTGCAAGGGACATTCACGCCAAGAATTGGATCTGAACCTTCAGGATCCAAAGCATCTTTTGTCTCAGCTACTTTACCGCCACACCATTTGGCAATTTCTTCTGCGTTTGACTTCGTCAATTTTCTACCAACAGATCCCATCAAACCTCCTCGTGAACCTCCGAAGGACCGATCTGCTTGAGGTCATCCATCACCGCGGACCACTTCATCTCCAGATAGTCCTCTTCGATCTTGACGAAGAGGGACTTGAGATATGCCTTCACTCCCGACTTGTCGTTGACAGCCCATTCGAATGGATTGAGAGTGACATCCGCGGTCTCGATATCGACCCAGTCCAACATCTCAACTTGCTCTTCGTCGATATATGTCATCTTCTTCGACGTGATCATGACGATCTTCGGTGGACGTGACTTGAAGCTGACGGCCACCTGTATGTAGGCCTGTCGACCGTCACCTTCCTCCCGTTCCTTCAGGTATTTTACGTTCCAACCATCACGCTCCATCTCAGCGGCAAGCTCTTCGTCGAGAAGGATTGCGAAGTTCCGATCGCCGGCTCGGTTGTACATGTCCTCCTTGCCGGCGAAGTTTCTGAAAGCAATCACGACATTCTCGATCGTCCTGTTGCGATCGTTGCGTGCCATTAATCGTCCTTCGGCTCGGTGATCGTGGTGTCCCGACCCGCGGCCTTCTGCTGTTCGTTGATCTTCTCAACCAGCTTCTTGACTTCCTCGGCATCGTTACTCATTACTCTCCGTTCATGTCCCTCTCGTCCAATGCGAGCTGGTTCGGGTCTCTGTTGGTGAAGACGGCCGTTCGACTTCCGTCCTCATTGTTGGTGAGAGACTCGATGTGGAAGTCGTCACCCTCTTCGCACTGCTGCTTGAAGAGGATCCCGATCTCGACAATGGCCTTCATCATCGCTTCCTGGACTCTCACCAGGTCGTTCAGCGAAGAAGCCATCTTGACCAGGGCTTGCGTTGTGATCTTTTCGTTTCTCTCCGACATCAACACGCCCTCCACGATAGTTCGGGGATAGTTCCCTCAAATTGGACACCCATGCCGAACGCGTCGCCAACACTTTTGTTCACAGTCATGACAACGAGTCTGGATCCGCCTGAAAGTTCTTCAACTTCGGCGTTGCCTATTACTCTTCTGTACAGTCCTTCTCCGATGTACAGTTCCACATTGTGTATGTCGCCGAACGCCATTGATCTTACCTTCTATTCGTTCTCGTTTACCGTGTATTGACTCTTTTCAAGAATCAGTACCTCATTGTGATACAAAATTCGAACGTGCGTGTACCACTCGGTCATTTTCACTATCTTCCCAACCCTACCATAAAACTCGTTGGTAGGATCGGTGATAATTACGCTGTCATCCACTTGAGTCATTTCACGAACTCCTCAAACGATCCGAATTTCTCAATCGTTGCCTTTGCCTCGTCGACCAAACGCTCGAAATACCCGAGGTCGATGGCGTCGCTACTAAAATTCTCACCCTTGGCCATGTCTGTTTCGGCCCAGAGGTACCCCTTGGTGCCCGTGACAGCATAACTCTTACCGTCGTGGACTCGCATGAGCTTGCCGCCGTGTCCGGACTCCTCGGTCACTGGTGTAAATCGTCCAGTCCGTCCGACGAAATGTGGACCGCTGGGGAACTCCAAGACCATATGACCCTTTGAGACCTGCTTGGTCTCGGCAAGATCCGTTGCTAGAATCTTCTCGCCGTTGAACAGAGTCTTGAACACATAGGGTACCTTGAACTGTGCGCCGACGGCGTACCAGTCAATATCGTTACCGTTACTGGCCTTTGCCACATACACGGCGTCATTGACGAGACAGAATTTTTGGTACGTGGACTCGTGTTCGAACGAGTATCCATACTTGTCGCCGAAGTTGAAGACCATATCGATTATCTCGTCATCAACATTTGCGATCTTGATCGAGTCCGTCTTGATGTGCACGACCTTATAGCCGAGATCCTGTACGTAGTTCTTCAGCTCGATCATGAACAAAGCGCCGCGTTTTGCCGCGATGTTGTCTTTGTTGCGCTTGTCTCGGAAAGGACTGTCGAATGTGGCCGAGGTCAGGCCATACACGATGTTGATGACGATCTTCAGAGCGTACGCCAGATCCTTTGCGGAACCTTCGTTCTTCAGATACGGCGCAAGCTTTCCATCCAGCATCTCACGCGCGCTTGAGTAGTCGCCATGCTTGATCGCCAAACGAGCGTCCATCAAACCTTTGAAGTTCTTCGTGTATTCGCCGAACATGTTCATCTTGATCAGGGATGTCGGATGCATCGAGGCGACATCCAAGAGGGCAACGTTTTCGTACATGCCAGGCTCGGCATATACGTATCCGCCCTCACCGACTTCTTCACCCATGTATGTTGACTTGCCTGCGTCAAATTGGTAGCCAGGAAATTCCTTGGACAGGTCCGTATATACGAACGAAGCCTGTGGGTTGCGATCGCCCTCAAAGATGATATAAGCGGTGTGCTTTGAGGTTGGATCATTGACGCTCAACCCACTGAGCTCCGCTAGAATTTGACGTGCGACGAAGTCCTGCTCCCTGTCGTCGAACGTTGCTTCAGTTGCAAGGACGTCATTGACGCAGTACTCAACGACCTTGGGCCAGAGCTCTTCTGGGACATCTTGGTCCCATGGGTGGTCCATCTCCATGTGAGGAATTCCGAGCTCGATCTCGAATTTCTTCAGTGACTGTTTCTTGCTTGAGAAGTCCCATACATCGGTGTAAGACAGATTGTATGCGGCAGCGAACGTCGAGCCTGTCTTGTTGGCGATCAGCCTTTGACTCAGCTCGAACAGTTGAGCATTGTTGAATCCCATAAACCGACCGTAGATGATATGGTTGTCATACCTACGGTTATAGAACCCTACAAGCTTTAGCTTGAACAATCCTTCCATATCCTGAGGGGAGGGATTGATCATTCGAACTACTGTGTCCGACCCCTGATACTTCCAACACACGACGAAAAGGTTTGGATAGACCTCAACATCGAAGAAGCTCAGAGGTTGGTCGCCATGTCCTTCGTCCTTTGAAACCTCTGGTACAGCGGCAGGGATCGCGTCACCGGCGAATCGCATTCGCTGAACCATTTTGAGGCATGCGAGGGCATGGTTGTTCGAGTTGTTTGCGAACGCGATGACCTTGGGGCGTAGATCGGAGACATCGTATTGTAGTCCCGACGCGTACGCATCGTCGAGGATCTTTGCGATGAAGTCGATCGATGGTTTCGTACCGGGGTGGATTTCTTTCCTGAAGTTCCTGGCGATGAGATCGCGTAGACCCTTTTCGCTCTTGATTGTGTCTGTTGAGAGCAACTTGGCCTTCTCCTTGAGAGGTAGGCCACTTGTGATTGTGGCGATTGGGACGGCATTGCACTTTGAAAGCTTCCTCCGGAGAGCGGCTTTTCCAGTGAATACCTTGACTTCGATACCTTCCGAGTAGATGCGCGATAGCCGAGAAACATCACCATCATAAAGATAATGGAGATGTACGCCTTGACCGCTCTTCGAGAGTTCTGCATATGTCGGAGGCCAGGATGACGCCGCCTCGAGGTTTCGAGCGAGTGCCTTCCCACCGTTCTCTCCCTTCAAATCGAAGTCGATAACGATGTGGTTTTCTGGAATCCTTACGTAGTGTTCTTTCTTTGTGTTGATCCCACTCAATACGGTGTCTACAATTTGGCTGGGCTTGGGTCTCTGAAGAACCCCATCGATCAAACGCTCTCCATCATCCCAAAACTTTTGAGGCGTTCCATCGGATTTGCTGTACTGCGCAGGCTCATCTGACAGTATCTCGTCAAGCAATGATGTTTTGTCCTCAATAACCAGCGAGAAGACCTTCTCGTCCTCCACCGGTGCCTTGAATTTGTCCGCAGAGAATCCCATGTAATAGCTTCGTCGAATTTCTCCGTCGATAATCACCTTGTCCTTGAAAGAATCAAAGTAGTTGCGAAGCTCTTCACGAAGTTTATACTGTGGTAGCGGCTTCTCAATACCGGTTGTCTCGCAGAATTCCTTGTAAAGAGAATACGCTTGTTTCAGAGTCGCGCCGTTTTGTGACTGAAAGATCTCATAGTAGTACTCAATGAAATTGAAGATCACGTCCGTCTGCAACATCATTTCCGTTGGACGGTACGCATTGTAGTAATTCTTACCCATGGAGCGATAGACGTCGAGGCAGTGATGAGCGATTGCACCTAGCTCGAAGTCGACTCTACTGACCAGGGTATTGTATTGGTTCGGGGGAATGGGGACACCTGTCGGGTGAATATCGATCAAACGACGAATAATACCCGATTTGGCGTCCGAGATCTTCACAGGCTGGTTCGTGCCCATGAATAGGAGAGCATTTACACGCGCGGTGTAGCTCGGCTTGTACTTCTCGTTCATACGCATGTTCTCGTGCGCGACGATAGAATTCAGTTTCGTGTTGTCGTCGATCTTCGAGAGGTCCCCGTCGTGTTGAATAGCTACCAGGGGGTTCGCCTTGAAGGCTTCCATCGCGAAATCCCTGTTCCCGAATCCAAGCGCCTTCGCCTCGAACGTAGCCACGTATCCTTCGAACAGCTTCTCGATTATCGAAATAACGGTGCCTTTGCCGGTCCCAGGACTCCCGTAAAAGACGAAGAACTTCTGGATCTTCTTCGAATCCCCGGAAATTATCGATCCAATCGCCCATTCGATCTTCGCCCTTTCCTCGACAGAGTAAAGCGTCCCTACTAGCTCGTCCCAGGAAGAATAGTCTCCGGCTTCGAGTGTGTATGGTAGTTTCCGACTCACATAGTCGGAACGCTTTACTTCCTGGTCGGAGAACGTCAAAGATTCGTCCAGCTGATGGTAGCTGTCGCTAACGCTGGACACGAACATTCGATAGTTGATCCAGACTTTGCTGTTGAAATTGGAAAGAGATTTGATAGATACTTTGGCGCTTGGGTGATGCTGCAACGCGTAGTCTCGCATTTCCGCATCAACAAGACGACCTACATCATACTCGTCCGTTGACCAGAGACCTATCTCTTCGTCCCAGATAGCATAGAAAGAGCGCCCTCGAACCATTAAATCTTTCGATCTACCTACAACGAAGCTGGGGGTTAACGTAAGACTGCCGTCTTTCTTCTCGTCGATCTGTACTGTATAGAAGTCCACGAAACCCCCTTACTCGTCTTGCAGGAGATACTCACTTAGCTGATACCAGATTTCTGTCTTACGTTGGTCTTGGTTAGGATTGCGAAGTGGAAACATTCCTCCATTCCCATCATAACCATACGTGCGCCATATGACAGTGGATGTTCGATCTTCCACTTCTTGTTCTGAGAAATGACTGCGGTCGTTAAAACCCAGAAGCTCCATGTTGTTTAGTAAATGCCAGAACCACGAAGAGGTATCGCCTTCAGCTTCGAAAGCCAGTCTTCTTGATAGGGCTATCAACATTTCTAGAAACGAACAACCAAGCGATAGCCATTCTGGATTTACTAATTCACCCAGTTCTGCAGCCCACTCGGAGCGAAGTTCACGTCCATCCTCTGCTCTGTTGTCGTCATTGGGAACAAACCAGACAAACTCTATGGAATACAGCTGTCTCAGCAAGTCCCAATATGTCCTGGAGCTTTTCCGGGTCTTGACTTCCGCGACCTGACCGTACAGCCACGTCAAGTATTGGTCGTCAAGAGTCCCAGCCGGCATTACACACCGCGCTGTCTACGGGACCTGGGCGTGTCCATGGGGACCTCGTCCATACCAAGGACCTCAACGGCATACGCCCCTTCGGAACGAACGATCTCGAAGTCCATTCGAAGCCGTTCGTTCCGAACATGCACAGTATTTTCGTCGCTCGATCCTTCTCCGAAGTTCACCTTGAACTCCAGGCCCACGACTTTGTCCACATCGTCGATCAGGTCTTCTCGCTCATCCGTGAGCTTGTCGTCCTTCTCGTAATATGTGAGCGTTGGCTGCTCGAACGAACCTTCGTTCTGCATGAAGTCTTCTTGCGAGATGATGTACGGATTGTCTGGATCCGGCCGAGAGTCGAAGATGTTCTGCGGAATCTCCTTTCCTTCATATACTTCCGCGTTCTCTACAACAACTTCGCTGGTGACGTACCCTTCGCCTTTCACGATCTTGTGATACGCGACGTTCTCGGTGGCGATCTCTTCTGGAGTAAGCAGGGTTCCGGGGATCAGCTCGGCCGCGGCGACCGATGGGTTTGGATACTTCTTCCTGTGGATGGTGTAGAACTCGCGCATGTCCTGTGTCTCACGCGCGAGTCTTTCCTCGAATCGGTCGGACAATCGCTTCTCAGCCAGCTTGTATCCGACCGTACCGCCAACGACGAAGCTACTTACGCCGACAGCAGTCGCAATCAAATGGAACTTCATCACGACCCCTTCAGATCTTGTCGAAAATGACCCCGTCGACATTGAAGTCGAGAAGGATCGAGGTCTCTCGACCATTGACGAAGTCCCTGACGTGCGGGTTCGACTCGTCATCGAAGACGCCGAAGTCGATGTAGTCATCCCCGCCCTTGCCGTGGACCCACCCAACGACAGCGCCGGCGCCCGAACGCTCCATGCCAAGGGCGTCGTAGACCTCGTTCAGGAACACGTGGCCTCGAGCCTGGAGAAGATCGTTCATGTAGTTCTGCTGGGCGCGAAGGAAGATCGCATTGTACTCGGGGTTTTTGACCCAGTTACCACAGAGCTCATCGAAGAACCGCGCGTACTTCGAAGGCGCCAGATCAGAAACTCGAGTGTGCTTGACGACCTTCTTCTTGCCGTCATCTGTGGTCTCGGTCTCGGAGTCGATGCGTGTGCCGTAACGCAGGTCCCTGTCGGTCTCCTCCCCGAGCTGCTCACGAACACGACCTCGGTACTGCTCGAACGCATTGTCCACCGCGGCGTAGGCGGCCGTCAGCGAGGCATTGCGCTTGTTCAGAGTGATGTGTGAGCCCGTCAACAGGGCCACCGAAATGGCACCCAGACCCACCGCGGGACCGTACAACTTCGTGACGTCCAGGACGGTACGGACCTTGATGACCGTCAGATCCTTCGAGTACTTCTTCTCGTCGTACTCGGGGTTCCGACCCTCGTCGTACGTGACGACAGCCTTGTTCTTGAGGTCCTCGGCCTTCTCGAGAACGTCACTCAGCTGAAGGGTCGAACGACAGGCCAGGACGGTCGCCCCGAGACCTGCAACCACTCCACCGGCGAACATGACCTGTGGCGATGACTTCTGCATGACAAGCAGCTGTCGACCGAACTTCATCGAAACCGCGTTTGGGATGAGCTTCATTACAGCCTTCCTTTGTTTTCAGAGAATATGAATGCGCGTTAGTCCAGCGCTTGGGGTTTCGGGAGGTTCAGAACGTATCCGTCGCGAACTCTCTGGACATTTGACCCATGGAGATCCGTCCATCCCCACTTCTGATCGACATAGCTGGACGACCAACCGATCAAACTGTACAGATCCGAGACGCTGGCCACCTCGTACTCGCGAAGCAGATCATAGAGCCTATCCAGAACCGTCTCGGCCTCTACTCGAGTGGCCAGGAGTATTTCATCGACAGACTGGCTTCTTGGCTGTGCTGTTGGGCGACGATCTTCACTTCCAGATCGTCCAATTGGATTGTTACCTCGCATTGCATACCGGGTGTAGTTGGTAGGTCCTTGAGGGCGTCCTCCACCACCATAGCGACGCGTCGGGCGATGTTCTCCATAGATGAGCCTCTCGAAACCCTGACTTGCGGCTTCGGTGATCATGTCCTTCGCCTGTGGGACAAGGACGTCCATGATGACGTACTGAAGTACACTCCTCGAGTCTCCGCCGATGAAGACGTCTTTGAACCGCTTGCCAAGCGACTTCTTTCTCGGTATCGCTTCGTTTGTGACGACCGACTCAATCTTCTTCGGATCGGCGTTTCCCTTAGGATTCTTCGAGTTTCCTGGGAACTCTGTCATGATCCTACTTTCGGGCAAAACCTAAAGCCCGTGTGATGGGGCTTTTCGGTTTGGTTGTCATTCTTCGGAGACATTGCGGTTTTTGACGTGCTTGTTGTACAGGGCGACCAGTTCGTCGATCTTTGTGTCCGTGTAGTTGGAAGTCAACTCGCTCAGGGAATAGCCGATGGCAGTGCTGGCAGCCGTCACAGTCACCTTGGAGGTGATTGACGTGGTGTCAACATTGTTCTCGACAATGCCCTTCACGATCTTCGTGATACCGAACCCAACTATCGTCGTAACGGTCTTCTTGGCAACAGCAAGTTTGTTCATGCGTTGTTCCTTTCATGGGGTCTCATTATACCCCATGTAATTTCTGCGACTAAATGGCTCGCATCCATTTCAAGTAATCGTTGCAGGTGTATCCCTCCAGAGATTCCCCTCGGATGATCCAGTAGTATTGTCGGATGTGCTCTTCCGTTGCCATCAGGAATTTGACGGCTTGGTCGGGCGAGCCATTGAAGATGACCTCTTGGTTTTCATAGATTGCGTCCAAGTACATTTCTTTCCTTTCTGAATTTGAGTTACGAAGCGTGGGGCGCCTTTTTTTCGTCAGCGGCCGTTTAATATTGACGTCTGGTATAGAGGTGACGAATTCCTCGTCGCTGCCAGACGACGAGGTCTCTCGCCAATACCCCACGTTATTGGACTGTTTATCCGTTGTTCTTCTGGTGGTATTGCATGGCCTGGAGAATTTCGTCCTTACTCATGGCCTGGAGCTCTGCGGGGGTTGGTTGACGATGCTCCCGCATCCATCGCGGACGAGCGTCCTCCACCTCGGCGAAAGGATTTGGGGCGTCCCCTTCCGCGCCCATCTTGGCGATTTGGGCTTGCATTTCCTTCTGCATCTTCTCGGGGATGAGCTGCTTGACAAAGTCCGCGGCCGCGGTCGATCCGGTCATCAACTCGATGATCAGCTCGTCGAAAGCAGCAGAGTCGAACAACTGCGACCGTGCCTCATCGCTCTTGATGAAACGCTCGCCGTCTTCCGAACGAATGCCGACGGCCTTGCGAATGATTTCTGTGAACTCGCGGAGGATTTCCTGGTTGTCATTCGAGTTCATGATCTTCGTCAGTCGAGCCTGCATCTCGCCGTTGGCGGCCATCTCCACGAGCTCGGCCTTCGACATGTGGAAATAGAAATCCTTCTCGACGTCCTCGTCGTTGAAGTTGGTGAACTTGATGGTCTTCTTGAACATGTGTTTCCTTACTGACAGCGATCGAATCCGCGTACCGGAGTCTTGTTGTAGTTGATGGAGATGGCTGGTCTACCGTCCTGTAGAAGAGTGGCTCCGTACTGCACCTCAAGAAGCTCGTCGGTGTTCCAGCCCACCTCATCCGAGAACTTCGTCTTTGTGAGGCCGATCATGTCGTAGAAATCGGACAACGAAGCGTAATATGAGTTATTGACCTGATAGTTGATGTCGTTAACGGCCTTACGGACCGTCTCCATCTCGGCCTTGAAGTACTGTCCCGAGAGTTCGTCGAAGAAGATGGACTCGGCACCAGCGACGATGATCAGATCGCTACCGGGAGTTCTCGCCATCTGATCCGCGGCGAGCTCGGACCGCATCTTTTCTTCCTTTTGGAGTCCGAGAGTCTTGACGACCCGCTCCTTGTACTCTTCAGACAGCTGCTCGGACAACTTGAAAGCCGCGGCAATGGCTGCTGCTCTGCGAGAACCGATTTGGTTGGCCATGATGACGCCGGTGACGGTGGCCGTCAGAGCAACGCCGGCAGGGATGAATTCTTTCCAGTAAGTCTTCAACAGATATTTGTTTTCCAGCAACTCTGCTGGTAGAGGCTCACCTTCCTCGAGTGCCTCATGATACTGAGTACTGGCGTCCATGCCAGTTCGATATGCTGCCCTTCCGGTAAGAACCGTCGTCGTGATTGCCCCAGCCACAGCAAGACCCGTCAAAATCCCGGGGGAATTGTCGGTGACGAATTTCTCAGCGCTGCTGAGGACCGTTTTCCAGGTCATTGAGCAACTCCTCTACGTCATCGCGAATTTGGTTGTCAAGTTCTTTTGCTCGATCTGATCTCTTTGCGCGCGCAATGACGTATAGGAAAACGATGAGAGCAATGACGTTCGCAGCAAACGTCGCTCCCAGATAAATCATCCACGAGGTCAAGCTATGCAGAAACACGACTCATCTCCACCCTCTTGGTCATTCCCATCGCCTCGAACTCGAAAGAAAGAGAATTCTCCCCGACAGCGAAATTCTTCGAGCTCGCCTGTGACATGACAGCCTTGTTGATATCGAGCTTGTTGGAAACCACAGTTTGGCCGACAGATTCCGCATCCCTGAAATCTCCGTGCCAGTAGGTCATGGACATCCCGTCATTCACGAACATGATTGTGACGGTGTCGTTGCCGATAGTCGCGACGAATTGCACACCATTGTTTTCGGCAGACCACTGGCCGATGAGATTTGTCACCGGCAGATCCAAGCCGGAACCGGCCTCACCTGCGGGAACAGGCAGGTTGTTGATCTCGTTGTCGGCGGTGGTGTTGGACGGGAACTCGTCGTTCGGGCCGACCATCGCGATCACCAGAAAAGCCACGATGGTTGCGACGATCAGAAACACGAGAGTGTAGATCAGACCGCCAGAAACGCCCTTGTTGGAGTGCGAAGACATGACTTTTCCTTTCGATTTTGGACAAAAATAAGAAGAGGTGATAGTCCAACGAAAACTATCCGTTAAGCAGCTATCTTGTGCTGCCACTCCGGGTGGGGGTTACACCCACTCATTCGTGTCTCGGAATCCTAGGGGATCTCTTCTCTCTTCATTATATAGCTTGTAATTCTTGCGACCCCACCGTTTGGAAAAACCTAAACCCCTTGTCGGGGTTATCGGTTTCCTTTCTACTTGATCTTGGCTTTTGCACTGATGATGGCAACTTCACAGATCGTGGACAACACTCGGTTCGCTGCGATCACGACACCGATGGCAGTCACAGTCCTGACGGCGTACTCCGTTACAATCATTGCGATCTCTTCGGGGTCCACAGTCTTGACTGGGATGTCTTCGGCGTCTGTCATCTTAACGTCCTTCGCGTTGACCATCTTGATCTGGATAGCCTTCTTCTTGAACATGGCTTGATCCTTTACAGTAGGGGTCTCATTATAAGCCATGTAAAATCTGCGAATTCGAAAACCTTAAGCCCTTGCGGGGCTTGCGGTTTTGATGATCTAGTGAGGGGTATCAGTTGTCCGTGTCGAGGTCTACTTCGAACAACACCTTGTTCAGGATCGTGAAAGTGACGGTCGCAACGACACCGACGACAACGAACTTGGTAGCAGCCTTGAGGGCTTCCTTGTTCGCGTCAACGGCGGGGTTTGCGAGGTCCTTCCGCGCCTTGGCAAGCTGGCGGTCGAAGTAGACATCAATGGGGTTACGCATGATGGTTCCTTTCGTAGGGGTCTCATTATAAGCCATGTAATTCTTGCGACCAAAATTTAAAACGCATGTTTAGAACTCGAAAAACCGTACGATATGTAGGTGGGGGTTCTACATATCGTACGGTTCGAGGCTTCTTATGGCGTTGTAGCTCAGACGATCTTCTTCACAAAACTGAAGGTCTTCGATGCGATCACGTGTGCTCGCTCGTGGCCCAGGATGACGAGGATGCCGGCGATGTGCGTCCCGACAGTCACCCAGGTGTCCTTGCTGATTTTCTCCTTGTGACGGAGTTCCATCAGCGTTGACACCTGGGTGACCATCGCTTCGTACTTGTCGGTGTACCCAGTTTCCTGATCCATGAGCTCGAGCAGATTGATGATCTCTTCGTCGATCTTTGTCTCGATCGGGCTCTTCTTGAACATGGCTTTTCCTTTCGGAGGTCTCACTATTAGCCATGTTTTTCTTGCGATCAATCAGAGTCCTCCACAGCTCGCTTGACATTGAACGCCACAGTCTCGTGTTCTGGCAGAATCAGAGGATCCCTGTCGGCTTCCATTCGCATTCCGGTGACAGTTCCGAACCGATCCTGCGTCACGACAATGTCGCCGACCGTGTCGAGAGAAAATTCCTGAACCGTATAGTTGCGTGAGCTCCTGCCTAGGAGCAGGCCAAGAAACGTGTCGAGAACAGTAATGGAGCCCACCACCTGCTCGACAGCCGGGAAGTTCCAGATCTGTCCGAGTCCGAAGTACAGAGCCGCCAATCCTGGAAGCAGAACCAGCGCGATCCACTTTAGAACGTCGTAGACTGCACCCTTGAGAACGAAACCGTTGTCGTTCATTGCATTTCTCCTAGTTGTTCTTCCAAACGGGTTACTCTACGACGAAGACGCTCGTTTTCCTCGTGGAGCTTTTGGTTGTCCTGTATTAGTCGTCGAACCTTTTCCCGAAGTCTTTCGCTGTTTTCTCTGATCTCCTTTATTTCTTTGTCTCGACGCTCAATGGTCTCGATATCCATTGCCCGTGCTCTTTGATAAGCCTCTGTCTCGGCTTGCGTTCTTGAGTTCATCACAGAAGCATTTGCGCTTAGTTTTGCGGCGGAGCGAGCCGCTCTCCCAGAGAAAATGGCCGACGCAACGCTGATTATACCCACCATTATTGCAGCTACATCAGCGCTACCCATTGTTTGTCACCGCCGTTCTATCGGGGTTGAGTAGGCCAGAGATAGCCCACCACATGAAAGCTAGACACCCCCAAATAAATACTTGACTGCTGTTGGTGCTTGGTGAATCCAGAAACAGAATTCCAGTCAAATATACGGTGCTCCATCCCGCAGATAAACCGGTGAGGACCATATATCCCCAAGTTTCGGTAAATGGGGGCCATCTCGATGAGGCCATTGCCAACAAACCAGCAAGTATAAAAACAGATCCCCAAAACTCGATGGGTGCGAATTGCAGAACTACTTCAAGGGACACTTGTCGAATACTGGGTGGTTCTGTAACAATGTATTGAAATCCTATGAAAACGTAAAGAATTCCAACGACCATAAGTATGAGACTGTGACGTTTCCAAGGCCTAAGACCCCAAAACTTACGCAACTTTGTCATATGGAAGTCTCCTTCCATACTCCTGCGCGCTTAACCCACGGTCGTGCGATTTTCCAAACACCGTCAACCCGAACATATGGAACAGCTTGTTTCCACAGAAAGCCATCAAGAACACGAGCGCCGGCAATAAGCGTCAGAGGAACATGGGACGACCAAGGACCCCATCCAACCGAATTTCTTGTCCTGGCCCAGAAGTAATAAGTTCTTCCCGGGTCGAGATCCGTAAGAACGTTTACTCCTAATGGGGCATTCACGATAGTAGTAGGTCCCGTGTTCATCAAGCTATAACCAAGTTGTCGCTCGAGAGTGGCTGTTCCACCATCAAATCCGTCGAAGAAGTGGGTTCTTACCGACGTTTGTGTAATTTGACTGAACGATATTGGTCTTGGAACGTTTGGAACTCTCCAAGTGGTAGCTTCACGTCGATTAGACCACGTGCTCCAGCCGACTGCGTTTCTACCACGAGCCCAGAAATATACACGTTGACCCGACTCGAACCCTCCAAGAACAGAGTTTCCGTTTGAGTCGACAGTTGCGCTTGGGTAGTTTGAGTTCGACCCATATCCAATCTGCCATTCTTGAATTGTGGATCCACCATCGCCATTGCCGGTGAATATAACTCTGATCTGTGAAGATGAGATAGCTTCTGCAGATCTAAGTGTCGGACGAGGCGGAACCGTTGTTCTGTTTATGTGTTTTATGAAATCGTGAGTTGGAAATCCTAATCCTGCGTCGTAAATTGTGAATCTTACATCTTGGTCGTATACAACGTTAACTCTGCCAAACCTCTGCCAGTTACCACCTCGCAGAAGCCTGAAACTTTGGGTTCCTGAGTTCTTTCCATTTGCTCGATACGACCAGTTTTGATTGTTATTCCACGTGTATTGACCAGTTCTGAACCAAAACTCGACCCATCCACCGGTATCCCGGATCATCATTGTCGACGAACCGCCGATACCAACTACGTAGTCGACCATTAAATAGCCTCCTACAGGATCTTGAAGTAGATGTCTCCATCGTTACCGCCTGCAGGTTCTGCGGTTCCGGAGGAAATGCCCGAAGACGATCGGAAACTCGCCTTGCTGCTCGGAATCAGGGCTTTGAGTACGGCGATGAAATCACGAGTTCTGTTGAGCTCTCGTGCACCCCACTTGACCTTACCCTCTTCCCCTGTGTCAGGAACCAGGGGGTAACCGGCGGCTGCCGCCTGATCACCAATAGCCACGACGTCCTCCTCTCGTCACTGATTTGCCCAGTATTCCTCGGAGCCTATCGCGGTCCATTCCACGTCGTATTTCCAGGAAGCCCAGGTTCCGGGATTGATGTAAGTTCGACTGACCAAGGAAGGATATGAGCTCTTTCCGTTGGCATCTTCCTTGATGATCTGTTCTACGACTTTCATGTAGGCTGTAGCTCCGTTGGAGCCGCGAACTTCGACAAGATCGCCAAGGTAGTAATCCTGTTCGTATACCAACCCACTGCTTTGGTCAATCTCACCATCAAATACGCCGATCGGCCGAGACCTGTTCAGCTCTTCATACCCTAGCTGCTCCAAATATTCGGGGATGTCTTCCGGATCTACAGTCTCGGGGATGCTCGTTATCGTAACAAGTTTCACTTTCCGATCGAAACCGTCGGGATTTGATTCGAGTTTCGGGTCGTGCACGATGACTGTCTCTGTGACTTCGGTGTCGGTCTCGTCTTTGTAAATGTAGACAACCCGGACCACATTGTGGTGATTCATGCTGTCGTTGAATTCGTTCGTGTTCTGGAGGTTTTCCATGTCCTCAGAGAATATGATTGGCGTGAGTTCTGTTTGGGCACTCGTACGGTCACTGCCCATATAGGCCTCGAAGTGCAGTTTCGAAGCGTTGGGATCTTTGTATAGACGAAATCCCATATCGTACGATGTAGACATCGCTCGCATTGTATTGTACAAAGAATCGATCTTCTGAGACCAGGTGATCGAATCCGGCGGAGCGGGAATAGTGTTCGGAGGATATAGACTTGGCGTACCCTGGTCTTGCACGAACGGAAGGATGTCCTCCGTTTCCTGATCTCCCCACACACAGACACTGAAGAAAAAGAACTCCATCAAGGCTCTGGGGAAACCATTCAGATTGTATGTTGGATACAGCTCGCCCGATATGGGACTGATTTGTGCAACGAGCCTTTGTTCTGTGATCGAGATGAGCTCTCGACCTTTCAACTTCAGGATATATCCTTTGTCGGCGTCAAACGTCTCTTCTACCGAGTCGATTCGCATAACGCGCTTGGAGTCGGGAATTGACAACAACACGTCAGCGATAAATCGTTTGCGATTAGCTGGCGTGGCCTCGACAATCAGTTCGAAATCGCCGAATTCGGCGAACCGTTCGGTCCAAATGATGGACTCAAACAGATCGATAACATCGACAGGGCGTAGAAGAGCGTCAAGAATATAAACGTCCATCAGAGCCCTCCATACCTCACGACGTATTCCAAAACGTATGGGACAGGATCCCCCACGGCATAAACTCGGAAATTGTTCGTGCCTTCCATGAACTCGATCCAGTTCGACTGAGCAGAACGTCCGTACAAATACGAACTGGACATGGCGGATCTTGTCAGGGTGATGCCTTTAGACCCCCGAAGGGAGCTGATGACGAGCATATCGCCCGCAATCAGCTCCCCAGTGAAGTCCAGCTGGATAAGGTTTCCGGCCTCATCCTGATTGTAGATCGTGAAGTCCGTGAGCTCCCTGTCCACATTGAGTGTTAGGACGGTTCCAGTCTCCACGGTGCCGGGGTATTCGATCGGCGTCCACGTCTCGTCCGATACTGTGGATCCCTCGAGTTCAACGATTTCAGGATCCACAAAGTCGGGTTGGAAACACATGATCGAAATATCGATCTGAGGATCTTGTTCGAATAGAGGAGCGCTCAGCTCCTCTACATACCCCGCAATGTTCACAACCAATTCTTCCTCGACGAAGAAACTCATCGAAACGCGAGTCTTCGGCATAAAGAAGGAATATAGGTCTTTCCTGAGTAACGTGTACGTACTCGGGTTGAAATCTGGGTCAAGATCAAGTTTGAAAACGATGTTTCTCGCCCCGCGTTTTGCGGACTTGAATTCTTCCCCATCAGCACCGGCGTAGCTTGTGGAAACCAGAGTTGCTTTGACTGGATCCAAACCTCCGATCTCAGCGATCTGATAACCACTATCGCTCTCTTCCGTCTCGAAGACGAGTGTCTCGCCTCGGCGGTTTGTGATTTCAACTCTGCTTAGCACTCGGCGCTCCCTTCGTCCTCGAGATCAGGTTGTTTGTCTGACGGTAAATCTCCGCCTCAGACAAAGCCTTCGGAGAGGTGTTGTTCTGCGTGTAGTTGTAAACATCGCCGGTTGGCGAGCTTTCATCGAAACCATCGTCCGAAGAACGATTGCTTTCGTATCCCGCTTTTGCTTCCTTCACGCTACTGTAAGAACTGGCCACATCCAACTTCGGAAGCGCCAAAATGCGACTTATTTCGCTAGCGTCCTTCTTCACAGCACTCAAGTCGAGCACAGGGGCAATTGTGGGCTCGAAGTCAATCATATCCTTGCCGATTGCCGAACCAATACTGTCTAGTGCCTTACCCATTGAGTCGACCACACCTTCGCCAACACCAACCGCAGCATCTGCTGCTAGATAGCCATATTCATTAAGGCCCACGACAAGGCCCAACGAAAGCTGTCTTGCAAGCCAGATCATCTTCTTTGATGGCGAAGCAATACCGAAGAAGTCCATAACACCGTTCCACATTGACGCAGCCATATCTAGTGCGGCATCAACGACCTTTCCGACCAATTGACCGATACCCTTGATAACGCCTTCGATGAAGGCGGATGCCAGGTCCCAAGCTGCGTCTACAACCCTGTCGCCGTTATTGCGAATACCATCGGCAATGCCGGCAATAAAGTCGAACACAAGGTCGATTCCGGCTTGGATGATCTTTCCGATGTTTCGACCGACACCCTTCAAGAATTCGGTCGTAATTTTAACGCCTTGATCGACGACTTTTCCGATATTATCGGCGATGCCCTTAAGGAACGCGATGAGAATTTTGAACCCGGCGTCGACCATTTTCGGAACAGCCGAAACAAGAGCCTTTAGCATTTGATCCAGCATGACAATAAGAGTCTTTACAATTTTTGGTGTTGCTTCGATAATCGCGTCCAGAAAAGCGTTCAACACGGTTGTGATCGCAGCAAGGATCGCGGGACCAGAAACCGCAATAACCTTGGCGAATGCGATCAAACCTAGTGCGATTTGCTCCATGACGTATGGGATAAGTCCGACCAGACCCGCTACAATTCCCACAATTGCAGCGACAGCCGCGGTACCAGCAGCTGCTAGAATTGTAAGTCCTGTTGCGAACGCCAGAACACCGACCCCAACGGCGAGCACCGCAATTCCGAACAAGGCAATTGCTGCTGCCAAAGAGAATATAACTGGGGCCAAAGGACCAAGGATCAGTCCAGCTAGGCCCAGAACCACAAAGACTCCTGCCAAACCAGCAAGACCCTTGATGATTTCTTCCCAAGACATTTTTCCCAGAGTAGTTAGAACCGGGATTAGCAAATTGAGTGCGGCTGCCATAAGAATTACGGCAATTGAGCCAGATATAGTTCCTTGAGTAACTCTGAGCGCGGCCGAGATGAGAATGAGAGAAGCAGCAAGGACCGTTAGGCCTTTTGCGATCTCTTCCCAAGTCATACCGGCCATCTTGCCCAAAGCTTTCTGAATGAGCTCCAGAGAAGCCGCCACAATTAAGATCGCAGCTGCCTTGAGCACAGATCCCTTTGGAATGAGACGAAGCGCCGCGGCAATGGAGATCAATGCTCCAGCCAACACCGTCATGCCTCGAGCAATCTCATCCCATCTAAGACCTGACATTTTCTTGACGCCATCGGCGATCATACTAAGAGACGCAGCAACGATGGCCAAACCGGCTGCCTTAAAGACAGACCCTTGCGGCAGCAAATTCAGTGCAGCGGTGATCAACCCAAGGCCGACCGCGATGCCGGACATTCCGCGGGCAAGCTGCTCCCAGTTGAATTGCGTAAAGTCTTTAACGGCACTTGCCAGAATCTTTAGACCCGTAGCAAGAAGAATAATTCCGATACCCTGGCTAATTCCGCCTTTGTTTACGGCGGCCAGCTTTGTGAAGAGAGCAAGAGATCCAAGAAGAGCCGCAACTCCGACCAAACCCTTGGCAAGCTGCTCCCAGTCCATCTGACCGAGCTCTTCAACGGATTCCACTAGGAGTCTGATAGCAATTGCGAGAATAACGATCCCCGCAGCAGTTCTGATCATCCCTGCTGTGTTTGTCTGAAGCTTGTTTGTTGCTTTAACAAGAATTCCGATAAGGATTGCCAGCGCAATAAGCCCTTTTCGCAACTCTTCAATTGGGATGCCCGCGAGCTTTTCAACAGCTCCCGCAAGGATCCTAACAGCCACTGCCAACAGAATAAGACCGGCTGCCATTACGCCGACCTTCAACGCGGAACCGCCAGTACTGATTGCGTTGAAAGCAAGGAAGGCTGCGCCAAGCTGACCAAACATAACAGCAATAGCCGCAGAAGCTCGTGTCAAACCTGCAGCATCGATATCAGAAAGCGCAATCAAGGAAAGAGTAAGAATTCCAATTGCCGTAGCAATCAACAGAAGAGCCGTCGCGTTAAGAGCATTCTGCATACCCTTTAGCGAGCCTGTCAGACCGCCGATAGCGTCCTTAACTCCATCTAGGAATCCGCCATCAAGTTTGAAACCACCAATTGAGCCGATAAACTTCTTAAGCAGTACAAGCAAACCAGCAAACAAGCCGGTGTTTACAGCCCCTAGAATGTTATCGAAATCTAGACCGCCGGAAAAGACTCCAGCAATTGCTGCGCCAACTCCACCGGCCCATTGAATAAATTGTCTTGCGATGCCTCCGACTTTTTCGGAGATTGTCGAGAAGATTTGTTGAATTCTCTCCCAGGCATTTCCAATAAGTTGCCCTAGCCTCTGAAGAGGGCTGAGCGCAGCTCCAAGCTTGTTTACAGACTGCTCGGCCCCACCGCTATCGAAACCAGAGAACAGTTGGGCAAACCATCCCACAAGAGCCCTGATCAAATTGATAGGAACTTGCAGAACCTTACCTATGCCGGAGAAGAATTTTGTGAAGAGCTCGCCCTCTTTGATTGCTTTGTGTAGCGCAACGAGGAAGTCGCCAATTCCTCCAGTAAACTCTAAGAATCCGCCAGAACCTTGGGTCAGGCTACCGATCAGGTCGAATATAAACCCGACACCGGCTTTGATGAGTTCCCAACCGATTCCCAAGATCGCAAAGAATCCAGCGAAAGTCCTCCGGAGGTTATTTGCCGTATCCTCGCCCAGTTTCAAACGCTCCATGAAGTCTCGGAAAGAGACTGTCATATCATAGAGCTGCTTGGCCGTTGTCTTCGGGAAAATATCCCTGAACGCATCTGTGATGGGTTTCAGAATAGACAATAGCGCATAGAAAGCGTTGCTGATTCCATCAATCAGTGCTTGACGACCGCCAAGATCTTTCCAACCCTGAAGGAGATTATTTCGACTGTCGGCAGACCTGCCGATCATCTCTCCGAGGACGTCGTTAACTCCGGTGAAAAGCTCCCGAGCTTCGTCGAAATCGCCGAAGAGAATTGACCAGGTCTTGGCCCAGCCTGATCCGACCGCCTCTTTTAGAGTGTCGATAAGTTGGGTAAACGTCTTTACTTTTGTGGCCGCATCGTTTGCAACCTGTGCCATTTCCAGGATACCTTTGATTTGATCCTGGGTATAGCCCATAGACTTCAGCTGATCGGCAGTAAGATCGCCGGTGAATTTGCTGAGAGTCTCGGTAAGAATTTCGCTGCTGAGCCAACCTTCTTGCAGGCTGTCTCGGAACGATCCGGCGTCTTTGATAATGCTCTTGGCAGCGACACCATGCGCTTCCGCAGTTTGAATGAGAGAGTTTCTGAAAACCTCTCCACCCATACCTGCGTTTACGACTGAGTTCCAGTCCTGAAGCGTTACCTTGCCGGCGGAAAGGGCTTGCGAGAGTTGATACATTGCGGTGGAGGCCTGTTGCGAATTCGATCCCGAGATTGCGGCAATGTTCGCAATACCCTTAATTGCCTTGGTGGATGTATCTAGATCAATGCCGGCGGCCGTGAACGTACCAACGTTTCTGGCCATCTCGGTGAAATTATAAATTGTTTGATCCGAGAAAGTGTTCAGTTCATCCAAAGCTTTATTGACTTTGGAAAGACCCTTGGCGCCCTTAAGTCCTGTATTCGCCAATACTGTCTGAATTGAGTTAAGATTTGTTTCATACTCGCTAAAGCCGTCAATAATTGGTTGGATACTCAAAGACTTCGCAAGCTGTAAGCCTGTATCTACAGCTCTATTGACAATATTTGACAAAGCAGTAATTGCAGCTACCTGCAGCGCCGAAAACCGAGAGGCAAGACCAGAAACTTGTCCTTGAGCTCCGGCTGTGGAGAACTTGCTAGCGGCACTGCTTATCTCGCTTAGACCTTTGGATGCTCCTGGAAGCTTCAAGGCCGATGTCAGAAGCCCTAGCTGTTTCAGGGTGGAGGCGACGCCCTTGCCGAAGCCCGCGTTATCGAACTTCATTTGAACAACGCGTTGGTCGATACTATTACTCATGCAGAGGTCACCGCCTTCCATACAGTGTTTGCGATTTCGTCAAATATAGGTCGCATCGCAGGATTGATATAGTCGATACCATGGACATAACCGCCCGTTCCTGTCCCGTGACCATATTGAATCATCACAGCGACAGGATACCCATTTTCGATGTTTGAATTCGTCCAGGCAATAGTTAGCGAATCGGAAGTTTTGGTTATTTTGTAATCCCACGACGAACCCGCAAGTCCCGAATCTGCAGGAGTTGCCTGCGAAAGCGCAGCCACACCCCTTTGGGCTTGTTTAGAAACGATAGAATTCATATTGAGTTTTTGCAGTTTAGCCAGGTACTTCTCAGTCTTGTCGGATTTTGACATCGAAAAGGAGATCATAAAATCCCCCAGTTTCTAATCGCCGACACGAACAATGCGGAAGTCCTGTCGATAGCCGTTAGCGCTGTCCGCAAGACCGGTGTTTGTTCCAGTTGGGACAATATGAACTCCACCAACAGATACTCCAGCACTGATGTATCCACGCCAACTAACACTGTAACCTAGCGTGGCCGACATCGTAGCGAGCGTGTTACCCGCCACATTATCGCCAGTCATGATGGCGACTTGAGTGTGCGTTACGGACGCATGGGTTCCGGCAAAGTTTATGAGAACTTCATACTCTCCTGATTGGTTCACAATAACCCGACGAGAAGTATTCAAACCGGTTCCGGGAATTGCGAACCATTCGTTATCCGGATTATACGTTTGCGAAGCATCGATTGTGGTGTATGGAATTCCATGACGGAACGAACTGTCGCTAACAAATGAGGCGTTTGTGTTTCGATAAAGCCTCATCTGGGGTTTGTTGCCTTTAGAACTGCGACCGATAGACATCATCAGCCATTCGTTTGTAGCGATCTTCAAGATACGAGCAATGTCAAAATTGGGCATAACGTATGCGAATCCGCGAATGGCGTTCGCACCAGAAGGAGCAATCTTCGCGCCGCCACTTGCTGTGGCACAAATATCAATCCAGCTACCAACAGGTAATGGTAGAGTGGCATTTTCTGGGATTGTAACAGTTATGTGTGTTGTGACCGAAGCGTTCTCCACCATAATCATCTTGCCGACGTCTGCTTCGACAATGGTGGTATTGGCGGTTACAGTTCCAGCAACCTGTTCGTTTCCCGTAGCAATCGCCACTTGTCCGAACGGAACAGCATCGTTTGCGTCGATGGCATCGGCAATCTTCAAACGTCCATCCGATAGACGCATCGCAACTGTGTCTGGTGTAGGATCTGTATCTACATCCGACGTCTGAATAAAACCGGTCGAGCTAATCCCGTCGAGCAATTCAGAGTCAGCAGCTTTACCTAAAGCAGGCAAATATTGCGAATCGAAGGCTATCGTTAGCTCTGACCAAGTAGTTACGCCATCACCGATTTTTATAATTCCAGTATCTGTGGTAATTCCCAGTTCTCCATCAGCGAGAACATAATCGGTCGCAATCCAAACCGATTCTGTGGCGCGCCGCTGCTGCATTCGTGTGCCTTCTGCCATTACAGCGCACCTCCATCAATTGTATCTGCGACCAAAGTGAACGGATCCCCAGCATCGTATGTGATATAGGCCGGTGTGTGCGGTGTACCTGCGTCATACACAAGGTCCTGATACGAATCGAACATGAATATAAGCTCTCCCGGAGAAGGAAGAGATGCGTCTGTAATTGATGTTCCATAAAGTACATCCTCAAGCTGTTGAAAAAGTTCTGCAGGAACATCGCGGGAATCTACTACATAGTGTGTGGAAGGTCGCAGTCCGCTAACTGAAATTGGTTTTGAGGTGATGTTCCAGCTGAAAACGATGGGTTCGCTTTGATCGTTGAGTGTCTGGAAACCACGACTTGAAGGTTCTGCTTTCAGATTGTAAAGAATGTGAATCTTGCATCCAAAACCGAGACCATCGACATCGTTTCCGATTTTAGATCGATAAACCATGCTGAATGTTTTTCGTTTTTGTTTATTTGTTCGCAGACCACCGTCAAGTAGAGCCGTTCCATCGCATTGTTCGAATTCTGGAGGATACGTGAACGCTTCGATGCTGCCTTCGAACTCTTCGGGGGAGGTACGGTTGCTAATTTTAATGCCGTCAAGGTATCGAGGAACCGCTTTTCCGCCGGATTGGATTTGATTCACATTTACAAGTCCAATCCAAGGAACTCCCGCATTGTCACCGACATAAAGAACGCCTCTATCGACCCCTGCTTCAAAAAAGCGCTCGCCGATACCTGTCCAATCAATTCTTGTCATCGCACCTCCCTTTAACCTTGAGTGTTGTTACGAGACAACCGTTGCCTATTCAAATTCCTTCGTTCGGAAAGACTCATCTTCTTCTTTGGACTGTTCTTTAGGTTGATAACTCGAATTAAAGTGATCAATCTGTTCAAATGCCAGTTTTCGAACTCTACTGGAATGTTCAAAGAGATCATCCAGTAATAAATTAGTTCAGTTGTGATCGTTTCTTGCGATTGTTGGGAATTCTGACTGGACGGTAACTTTGTTGCTGTCATGGGAGCATTGATGTAGTTTCGAACTTCTTCCAGATGTCTGTTCACAAGGTTGTTGAAAACCTCCGGAGGAACATTCTCGTCTAAAATCATCATTTTTACATACGAAAGTGTCTGTTCGCTAGTTTTCTCTTTCTTTCCAAGGAAGGCTTGTTCCCACAGACCCTCCCATTTTGACACCGAAATGAGAGAATGCTCGAGCTTAACTTTGAACGACCCCCACGCGATGAACTTTTCAGTTTTCTCGTCGTATAGTTCGTTGGATGCAACGTCAATCTCGAGCATTCTCTCATCTCACTTAGGATCAGACGAACGGGAACACCCAGTCGTCGTCCGAAACAGCCGGGAACCTGTACCCAACCTCCGGGTAAGCCACAACCATGGTGTCCTCGGTGATGATAACGTCTCCGGTGACAGGATCCCCATCGATTGTGTACAGAACACCAGTGACCGTAGGAATCGTGATGGTGTTCGTGCCCTGATTGAACGTGGGTTGGGTTGGGTTGACCTCGGTCAATGGAGCGGACATCATCGCAATGACATCCGCGGGCATGGGCATTGAGGGTGGAGTGGACACCGTTCCGTACAGCTGCTCTTCGAGCGTCGTCAACATTGTCGGATCGACCATGGTACTGTCGATGGTGACGCTGGCTGCCGGCTTGTACTGAACGCCTTCGACCTCGCCCACCTCGACCGGGGTGGTGGAGATCTCCCACGAGAACGCGGTAGCCTCGGGGGAGTCATTGATCGTTGCGTAGGCCTTCTCGGACGGTGCTGCAAGACAGCCGTAGACCAAGTGAAGCTTGTACCCGTGATCGGTACCCTCAAGGTCATTTCCCTTGCGAGTTCGGTACGAGAAGCCGAAAGTCTTGCGGTTCTGCTGTCCGATGCTCACGCCGGCCGTCGGAGATGCAGAACCGTCGTGCTTCTCGAACTCGATTGGATACGTGAACGCTTCGATGGTTGCGCCGAACTCTTCGGCCGATACCAAGTTCAGATACTTGATGTTGTCCGCGTACTGAGGGCTTGCCTCTGCTCCAGACGGCGATTCCGTAACGGCGGTGAGACCGCTCCAGGCAACTCCGTCTACGTACTCTCCGGCGGCGTCGACATCGTAGAGAACTCCATGATCGACACCGGTCTCGTAGATGCGTTCTCCAGTCGCGTCCCACTTGAGCTCTGTCATGTTTCCTCGATTCAGAAGTAGAGTGTGAAAACGTCGTGGTTCAAGTTGTCAGCGACGTAGAACCGTTCATGCATGCACATTGGCATGGCGGCCAGTGCATTGAAAATCGTTTCGTCTGGATTTCGACTGATTATTGTCACGTCATATTGCTTTGTAAACCGATAGGGATTATTATCCGCAAAAACTGTATCGGCCCTAGCTCTGTTGTATACGATTGCCGGGTATTCCATCTGCACATCGGAAGGAGGTTGGAAGTACACCCGTTCACAGACAAGTTCAAGGATTTGTTGGAGCAGTTCCCTTTGGCCCATTGTAAACACCACCCAACCTCAGGATTAGGCGGGGACTCTGTGTTTGTACTTGTACAACTCTCCACAGAGTCCCCGCCCATTCCACATACCGAATGGCAAAGAAATGTTCATTCGCATAGGAATCCGCCACAATGGATATGGAGTTTGAGACTGTGAGATCGTCATTTACTTTCTCATTGTTCTCAAATGTCCTAGAATCCCGAACCACATCCCCGCTGTAATAGCGTTCTGTGATTACGGTTTCGTGAACACCATTTCCTTGATCGACGGTTAGACCATACCCGATACGACCATAAAACCTTGCCACTCTGGACTCCTTACGCCAACGGGCGGGTGAAGGTCCAGTCCGCGTCGTAGTTGTGCGGGAAGTAGTATCCGGTATCGGCGACAGCCTTCACCGACAGGGACTCGCCCGGGTCGAGAGCGGTCTGTGCTCCCGCAGACAGGACGTCTTCGGTCTCCTGGTTCGTGTAGGTGACGCCAGTGACCGTCGGGATCGTGACAACCCCCGTGCCTTCGTTGAATGCCGGCGCCGTGGGAATGGCCTCAGTACCGGAACCACGAACGATGACCTGAGCACGCTTGTGCTTCGTCAGAGCCCCAGACATCCTACCTTCGATGAGGTACTTGTACTGGTTGAAGTCGATGTCGAAGTCGTCGAACTGCGTGATTTCGCCGCCACGGGTCGAACCGACAGCGTAATCCGAGAGATTGACGAGAACCATCATGATGTCCCCGCCTTCGCGCGTGGCGTCCTCCAGCACAGGAACGTAAACGATCTCACGAACCTGCAACTCCGATGCGAGCTCGGCCAGATTGCGATACAGACGACGACCCATCTTGTCCCGGACCAGAAGCATGTCGGTCGCGACAGACTGGAGCATGAACGCGGTCGGATTCGTGCCCTTGTAGCCCTCGCGCGCACGAAGGACAGCCTCGACAAGATCGTCCGGACTGGTGTTGGCCGGAACAACCACGACGTCGGTATAGAACTCATCGTCCATCGCGATCGGACGAATCTTGGTCTCGTCGATCTTGTCGGGGTCGTCGATTTCGCGACCGTCGCCGATCAAGATGGCTCGAGCGATCTCCTCACGAAGCATGAAACGCATCTCGACCCAAATCCAGGCGACAACATCGAAGTCGGTGATGTCGATGATGTCGTCACGGTCGAGCTTCTGCTTCTTGTAAATCGTCTTGGGGGTCGTTTCCCGCATGGCGATGTTGAAGAACTGCTCCTTCTTCATGGTCGCCTTGATGTAACCCTTGGCGCGAGCCTCTTCGTGGGTGAGATCGGCAGACAGCGACTTGATCTTGGAGAAAGGGAGCTTCTGGGTCGCGTTGAGCACGCCTTCGACCCACTCGATGCGACGGGTGATCCACTCAGGCTTGTTGTCGATGGCCTGCGCGTCAGGAAAAAGAACTTCGATGTTGGTGATGCCGTAATCCTCGGCATGAGCCAGGACGGCCTCCTTGAAGGACCCCATCTTCTTGCCGTCGGTGATCAGGGTGGAAATCTGATCATGCGTCAGGGTGGACTTGCGCGCTTCGTCGCCAGAACCACCGGTGTTGTTCTTGTTGTTCTCGAAGACGTTGCGCGTCATCGTGCCGTCCTTCTCCTTGTGCTGGAGGTCGTTTTCGGACTTTTTCTCGTCCTTGTCGTCTGGCTTTTCGTCGCCCTTGTCTTCGGGCTTGCTCTCTTCCTTGTTCTCTTCCTTGTCGTCTGGCTTGATGTCGGACTGCTTCGCCGAACTCAGAGCCTCGGAAAGCATGTACTCAACCAAAGCCTTCTGCTTCTCATCCAGAGTGTCGAAGACGTCTTGATAGGTTTCCTTGTCTGCGTGAGAAAGCTCAAGAGCTTCGCCGGACGTGATGACGGCTTCATCTTCGAGAGTTTCAACATCGCCATCGCCGTGTGACACACGAACGTAATCGATCTTGGCTTCCGGGTTTGCTCCGGCGAGCACAAGACTCACTTCGCGAATATCGCCGTGAAGAACAGTCTTCTTCTTCTCGACCAGACCGTTGGCGTAGATGGAAAGAGCTTCCACATCCTTGTGAAGCACCAGCGTCTTCGCGCTCTGTCCGTGACCAGTGTCATTGAAGAAACCGTGACCGTATACACCGTCCGCACGGTGCTCGAGAATGACATGACCAAGAACATTCTCTGGGGAATCGTGCATGTGCTGCCAGACAAGAGGAACTTGTTTCTTGTCCATGTGCTTGAAGGCCTCGGGCGTAATTGTCCGCCCGTCCGAGCACTTGCGGTCAGCTTTGGTAACGTAACCACCGAAATCGTGGTCCACGGCTGACTCCTTTCGTGTGTTCGATTGGAGCGCGAACGCTCAGGACGGTTGCTCTTGTTTCTTTCGAGCTGGTGAAGGATCTCGACCGAGTTCCGATTCGGGCATATTGCTATTCCGCAATTCATCAGCTTTGCGATCCTTGGATGGAGTAAACCCAATACCCCCGCGGATTTCATTCGAGCTGAGAATTTCATTTCGAGTCATCTTGTCGGCAATTTCTGCCAACTCACTGATGGGAATAAGAGCAAATGGATCACGGAAAAACATTATGCTCTGTCCTTGACTTCGTGCCGTCTTCGTAATGAACGTACGACGCATAGATTCTACAATGGACACCATGATAGGTTTGATAGTTCCATTGTAGTAGTTCAGCATTACAGGTTGTGGTGCGGTTCCATCCATAACCTCTTTGGTAATGCCTAGTTGACTGTACAGAAGCTCAACCAGATACTCGATTTGCTTCATGAGATTGTTTTCGGACGGACGATTCAGTTGAGTGATCTTCTCTGTGCCGTCGGTGTAGGCGATGCCGTACTGACTGCCCTTCAACTGAAACTCAATATCTTTCCGTCGTTGATCGGCCTGCTTTCGACGAGCTTCAGACTTGATAACGTATGGGAGTTGAATGATCATATCCAACTTACCGGAGCTGGATTGTTCATCCACAGCATCAAGCATATTCAATTTACGAACAAGCCTTTGTAGTGTTGAGTTTGGCTCATTCATTACTGCATAAAAAGGATTCTCAACGATCGCGACAAACCGTTTGTTTAGAGTTACCTCTTCTCGACGTCCAATTTTTTCGTTGTAGACAGAAACTCGAACTCGGTCCGGAGACCAGCGGACGATTGTTCCAACTCTAAGCGTCTTGATGTCGAAACTTCCTGTGACATTTGGATTCAATGTTGTGTCGACAGGAACGATTGCAGCAACGCCTTCGTCAAACAGCGTCATGACTATATCTTGTCGAAAAGCTCGTGCTGCTTGATCGACGTTAGCTTCCACGTTTAAACATTCGTTCAATCCGCTCTGAATTACGGAGTCAAACCTATCTTGATCGTCGAGGCGTACGTGTTTAACAGACAAATCAGCGACGTCAATCGACATACGATTGTAAATCGATGAAATGATCGTTTTTTCGTTCGTGAACCTGAGGCGAGTTCTGTCCGGCCTTGTTCCGTACGACGCGATCGATTCCCATGGCTCATGTTTGTCCAGATTAATGAACGCATTCCACGCGTGTACAAGCCGATCTTTGACAGTCATCCGCTACCACCTCCTCTCGTCACTCAAACGCCTCCTTATTTGCTTTGTAGGATACGTATGCGTCCATTAACGCCGCAACGTTATCGATTTTTTGGTCAGTTCTCTTTTTTAGAAGCTTACGGTTGCCGTTAGTGTCTTCTAGAGTGATCGCATTTCCCATTGTGAAAGACATGAGATCTTCGTCAAAGACCAGAAGTCGTTCTTCCGCCAATTTCTTTAACTCGCCCAGCGGAACAGATTCTGTACGAGCTCCCTGAATAACCTTTTCTATACCAAACGGACCATTCTCGGCTTCCCAACGTTCTACAAACTCTTTCGCATTATAAGGGTCGTAACCAAAACTTCGAACATCGTAACGAAGTTCTTGAATATGATTATCGAGGTCTTCATAAACCTCCATCATGTCCAGAACTGTTCCGTCAAGGACGTGAAGACTTCCTTCTCTACGAAAGCTTTCGTATTTATGACGAAGAGCACCAGGCAGCTTCATCAACGTCAAGGACGTAATGTAACTACGAGTTTTAATTCCGAATCGAGCGCGGGGAAGTGGAAATAAGAACGTAAACGCACAGAAGTCATCGCCTTGCGAAAGATCTGCGCCCATTGCGCATGGCAACTCCCAGAAATTCGCGCGCGCATGAGGTTCTGTTTCTTCGTAAGTAAAGAAATATGTGTATCCCTCCATAGGGATGCCAAAACGTTTGGCCAGAATGTCGTTTCTTGCTGCAGGAGCCTTTTCTGCGCGTTCGACATCCAGCTGATACGTTTCGTAAGTGATCGTCCTGCCGATATTGGGTTGAGCTTTGATCCACATCTCAGGATCGGAGACTTCGTCAAGCTCATCCAGTTTGTAATGCCAGATGGAAACGTGAGGGGCGAGATATTCTCCTTTGAGAATCTCTGCGAGTTCCATCTTTATTGTGTCGCCAGATCCATTCCGAACCGTTCCTTCAGAGCTGATTGCAATGATTAGATAATCGTCCAGCTTTGAAGCGCCTTGTTCAATGGCCCCAACAACGTCTTCCCTAATATCACCCGAAAGCCACTCGTCGATGGTGGAGATCTTTGGGCGAAGACCTTGAAGTTTGGCGATAGACATCGGTCGAATTTCTAACAAACTACCAGTTAGAAAATTCTCGATGCCTTTCTTTGTGGAAGCCAGTTTCTGACGAAGAAATCTATTTCCTGTAGTGTTTTGCATTGAGCCTTGCGTGAGGAATTTAAACAGAGGACCTCTGGCTCTTGTGATTGCCGTACGAAACGGCGCCATCACTTCTTCTGCCTGTTTCATTGTTGGAGCTGTTGTGATTTGATGTGTCGTGGAAGTATCCACGTTCAAGAAGAACGAGTGAGCGCACTGCGCATACATAGATTTGGCTGCACCACGAGCAACAATAAGAAACTGCTTTGTGGTTAGCCTTTTCTTGATGGTCCTAGTGACGTATTGTCCTCCCTGTCCATCTTCATTGGGTTCCCAGACAGATCGATCGACGTAATAGTACCATCCAAATATTTGTTCGGCCCATAATTTGAATGTTGGAAGCAGATGAAGATCTGTTCCGTCAGTAAGGGTCAACTCTCCTTCGCAATAAAGGATGAAACCCTCAACTGCTTTTTCATCATACCAGATGTTCGGGTTGGCGATGAGCGCATCAATTCGATTCATCTCCGCCGAGATCTCACGGTTTACAGGAATGTCTCCTCTAAGAACCGAATCTCGAAATTGACCATAATAATGCGGAGTTGCCGTGTTCGAAAGCGCCATCGTCGACCCTCCTTTCTGTTAGAACGAATTTGTGTTTAATATCATCTTCTTGTCGCCCCATGCAACAATGACTCTGTTGAAATACAGTCTGTCTGGAAGAGAGGACTTTTCCATCATTTGATATCGGCTTTCGGAAACTTCGTAATTTCGCTCAATTCGCATGTCGTCGTAATAAGGAACTTTGTCGGTTAGTGCAGATCCCGCCGGACCAATTGTTGCGTGAGGGCGGAATGCGAACTCGCTCTTGTTCCAGTGCTCTACAATTTTTCTTGCGAGAAGAAGCTGTGGTGTCGGATAAAACACAAGAACATCCACAGCGTCGTCGCCATCACCGAACCGTTCTACAGAAATCACAGGAAGAGAAAACGGGCCTGTGATCCTTGCGGCAGATATGGCATCTTTGGCCATTGCGTTGAGATCTGTTGGTTGAAGATCCTCAACTGGACCAGCGAATACCAATGTCATATGCGGCAAGTCTTGTTTGCACCAAGCACCGTTCTCTGGAAGAAAGGCGATCATGGCTTCATCCACGATTAATCACCCCACTCCAGCTGCTCGTTTTACTACCTTCTTGGCAATAGCCGTTTGGACTTCGCGCTTTCCGATTTCAAGCAGTGTTGAAGAGATGAAACGAGTTACAGCAGGCCTTTCGTTTACACTCAGACGCTTGAATTGCTGCTCAAGATTCATTCGAGTAATAGCTTCTTGCAGTTCCTTGTTTGAAAGAGCTTTGACTTTGCTTCTCTTCGCGCGCGTCCGCAAGGTTGTTGAACGATCGGAATCGGACGAAGCACGCTCTTTTGCTGTACGACGGACGCCCCACTTCATACCTTTAACGCCATAATGCGCAAGAAAATCAGATACGGAATGGATGCGTTGCTCTTCAGGCATATTACCTCCTTTCACTTAGCAGCAATCCAACCTGCCCCGTCATATCCATTCATGGAAGCAGAGTCCCAGGATGTGCCGTTCCAAACTTTGGCCGGATGTTTACTCCAAGACCCATCCCAAATTTTTGGTTGTCCGCTTCGACCTGCGGTGATTGGCGTGTTCATCCATGTAGCAACTTCGACGTCGGACAAAGTTCCGGAAAGAATTCTAACACCAGTAAATGCAACATTAGACGCCGAGTCGTTGCTTAGTATGGCAGAATCGAATCCGCTAACCCATGGGAAATTCTCCCAACTTACCGCGTCCGTTCCTGTTCTCGAAGCTTCTTGTATAACGGCTCCGTCAACGAACCACGCGTATCTGCCATCGGAATCCACATTGCAGATGTGATGCCATTGGAAATCGGAGAAGTGATTTCCCGATTCCCGAAACGCTAACTGATCGCGCCATCGTGCGACCAGAAAAGCGTTGTTGTTCCCAAGATCGATGCAATGCCTTGTCGAATCAAAAGCTCTGGTCTTGTGAACAATCGATGTGTAATTCGAATGATTGGAAAATATCTTAATCCAAGCCATCGTAACAATTCCACCATCTGCAGCAACCGGTTCAAGACCCGTACGTCCATACGTGACGGTTTGTCCTGTCCCAGAAAATTGGATTGCTCGAGTATCTGGAGTAGGACCATCGATATACGTTGGCGTGAAATTTGCGGTTGCGGTAATATTGTTTCCAGACGTATCGTCAAGATTGTCCAGAAAGCCCCACTCACCAAGAAGAATGTGACTCACGAGCTCGTGTCGATCCAGACATCGCCGATGGACGGCGAAGATGGAGCAACGGTTGCGACTGTGATAGTCGGCCCTGCGTAGTCTGCACCAGCTGGGCCTTCAGGACCTTCGGGGCCTGTTTCTCCGATAGGGCCTTGAGGTCCGACAGGACCTTCCGCGCCAACCGCTCCAGTTTCTCCGATAGGACCAACAGGACCTTGCGAACCAACTGCTCCATCTTCGCCAGGGATTCCCTGAGTTCCCTGAACACCTTGAGGTCCGGCCGGTCCAGTTTCACCCTGAGGGCCAGCTGGTCCAACCTCACCTTGAGGTCCTTCTGGTCCAACGGCTCCTTCGCCACTGAGATACCCAAGTCCCGACCACTTTGTGACTCCATCGCCGACCTTGATCTTTCCTGTGTCGATTTCAAAACCCGGCTCCCCCGACTGAAGAACGGGATCGATGGTTAGCCATCTGACAGAAGACCCCCGACGAAATTTAAACGTGAACAAAGACATCACACAACACCGCCATCAAGGATCGAAGTATTATCGACCACCTCGCCGGTGTTCGGATCTGTCCACGCAACATCTTCTCTCTGACTGTTGATTCTCCACTCGAGCTCGAGGATCTGCTTCTGGGTTGCCTCGACCATGTACCCGGTTGTGGGTGGATCAAAAAGCAGCCGAACACGAAGAAAGACGTAAGACTTGATGTGATTCAAACGCGGGTCGGTCCCAATAAAGGCTTCCCAGGTCGGTACGTCATCCTCGATCATAAAACCTTGATCGGGCCCAACACCCAACTGGTTCAAAGTACTGAAAGCTGAGTTTATGTGCATGATGACATCTTGATCGAACACGTCATAGTCCGACGCAAGATTTAGCACCTTCTTTGTACTCTCGAGAATGCTGTCGCTCACTAGTCACCTCCTTTGGGAACTCCCATTTTGACGGTTTTTACGAGCCGGTTACTGAACTTGGGGGACGACCGCCCTCGGCATACAGAATCCTGTCGAGATCTCCCTGAGGAACGACGTCGACGCCACCTTGGACCTTCTCCAACAGTCGCTGAACCGGACCGGCCGGAACGTACTTCCGATTCGCACCGTTGGGAAGGTCGGTGTCGAATCGAACAAGGAACTGCAGAGCACCGAAGGTGTAGCTCTTGCCGGGAACCGGAACCTTGCTGTCGCCTCGAACAAGACGAACGCCCATGTCTTCGATCCTTTCTTCGATTTCATCCTGTTGCGGAGGGTACTTGAAATGATCGTATGCGTCTTGAGTCCGTCGCAGAATCGTTCCGAAAACTCGATCGATGTACGGCCCTGCACAAACAGTCGACTTCCAGTGATGATGTACTACAAGATTCTGGACCGTCGGCCTTGTCCCGATCACCCTGTAGAAAAGCCAACCGGCCAGTCTTGCTGCGTTGGTCGTTGTGGCTCCGCCCACCTTCCATTCGGAAGCAAGGGACGAGTTTGCCATCTCGATCGAGATGGATTCTTGGTTGCCCTTTGTGGTACCGGTGGACCATGCGTACTCATTGACGTTGACGTACTGTCCGATGTTTCCGGCGCCATCTACCTGGAAGTGTGCTGAGGCCGGTCGGACCTTCCAGACTTCGAGAATTCCCTGAAGTGAAAGGCGACCTCCATTGTGGTGAAGCGTTACCTTTGTCTTTCGATGCTTTGTGTGCGACACATGACCTGTCTCGTTCAGAGCCGCGATAAAATCTCTGACAGGCCTGTCGTATGCGATCGTTGGCATCAGGCCCCCTCGTCGTTTTCTACGCCATCTGTCGCGAAGGATCGAAAGTTCTCCTTCGGAACGACAGCACCGCCCTTCCCATCATCCGTCTCTCGACTCAGGGCAAACTCGACGTCTTCGTCGTTGGACTCGGCGGTCTCTGAGTCATCGACGTTGCTGCCCGACCACTCGGTTGGCATCAATTCTCCTTTACCACAGTTTTGTATCCCCCGGAGATCGAGGAACATACGGTTGAGAAAGCAAACTTGCATCCCCGAAGTGAATGGCGTTGTGTGTATCGTGTGTTGTGCACACAAGAAACTCGGGATCCAAAGCTCTTCGGGTTCCGTGAACGATGTCTTCTTCTCTTAGAGGATTCATGTGATGTACGATCAAACGGTTGTGGATTTCATAACCTTCTACACCCAGATCACAACCGTTGTCTCGTATAATTATTTGATTCCTTAGAGATCGCCACTGACGAGATGTGTAGAATCGTTGATTGATCCAACGATTGAAACCGAATGTCTCGCATCCGACTTCCCCTCGCAAAGCCAAATACTGATATCGATCTAGGAACGTTTTAAACTCTGTCAACTCGGAGTACGTTCTGATTTTAGTACTCATCTTCGTACTCAGATTCTTGTTCGGAAGGAGAGTGTCCGCTATAGGCTTGCATTGCATGAAGGGCATCGGCAATCAGAGTCTCTACTCTCTTTTCAGACTCCATCATTTCGCGTTTCGTCTCCATCAGCTTGACTTCGTTCTTCAAACGTTCCTGTTCGAGCCGCTCTCTGGACGAACCAAGCTTCAGATAGTGCGTAATCACTTGCGCAGATGCTTCACCCGTTTGTAACTGCTGTTCGGCGAGATCTACAGCAGCCGAGATTAGTTGGTTCTCTCTTTCCTCAGGAGTTGTTGCCGGAGGACGTACGGTTTCACTCTGCTTCTTGCTATTTGTCTTACGACTCGCCATACTTTTAGACCTCCTTTCAACCTCCTTTCAGGTCCCCCAGAGTGAAAACTTTGCCCTAAAAATCCCTCCGGGGCTATATTTGGG